TGATCTGGGTCGTACTTCAGCACATTAGGAAAATAGAACTGCTGCGCACCATATGCATCATAAACAGCCATAGAGTGGCCTTGCACAGTTACGAACTTGGCAATCTGTCCGTTATATACCGGATATCCGGCAGCGTTAATGATGATTGGTTGTGAAACAGGAACGTGAGAACCATCCTCATTCTCCACATAAACCTGAATCTGGTTTTCAGGATTTACCGGGTCAGTGTCAATTTTTCCTATATAAATTTTGCCATTGGCAACCGCTTTAAAAGAACGAGCCATAGTGAAGAGTTGCGAAGGCATGCTTACCACAACATTTGCGGTGATATCTGACATTTCATTGCTCCAGACGAATGATATGATGCAACCATGATGTGATTGCATACAGAAATGGTACTATTGAGTATTTATCCAGTAGGTTACGATGCCATTCCACCCAACTGGTGAGGCATCAAGGATGTACAGCAAATACGACGAGGCGCAGTTTCACTTGAGACTTCCGCATGAACTCCACGCGAAAATTAAACAGCGTGCGAAGATGAATAACAGGTCGCTGAACTCAGAGATAATTGCAGCGATTGAAGAATCATTGACTAAACAAAGCTCTGCATCAGTTTACATTGACGATGCAGAGCGTATTGCAGACCAACAATCCGATATGGTAAAGAAAATTGTCTTTGATACGCTCAGAGATTTATATAAAAAAGACTGCAACTAACCATCCGTGGCTTTCCGTTACTTCTGGTTATCATCACTGTTCATCCAGTACATGATGCCTAGCCTTGATATGGTTTTCTTATCTGATTCTGGAAGTGAGTTGTAAAACGGGCGCCAAGCAGAAGAGCGTCTTACAGTTGTATCAACGATGCTTTCTGGTGCTTGTTTTACTGCCAGCCTTGCTGCTTTCTGGAATTCTGGTGAGCTAATTAGCTTTTCTGCAGATTCCATTGATGCAGCGCCGCCCATCGCCCTGATTTTGCTGGCGACTTTTGCCCCAATTTCTGACCCAGCAACAGCACCTACTGCACTGAACGGTCCTGACACAGTTGAACCAACCGCAGTGCCAATGCGTTGGGAATGGTTAGCAACAAATTCATTTGCCGCAGTGACGCGATTAAACCGTTTGACGAACTCGTTTAGTCTTCCTGTAGTTATCTCGTAAGATTTTGCGTCTTTGATAGCCTTTGCGACCTTATATACATCGCTCAGACCTGACATAGTCTCTTTTGGTAAATGTCGGGCAAGATTGCGCATCTGCCCGTTTGCTAACATGTTTTGATACCAGTCAGCAAACCCTGCAGGATTAAAATCAGCGCCACGTTTTCCGTTCGAAAGCATATCCCGAAGACCTGTTCCCAGTAGCTCGGTTCTTAGCTTCCTGGACGGCGTGTTTTGCATCAATTCACGAAATCCTTTGGCATCGCCTTTCGACATTGCCTGTAGTGCTGTAGTTGCTTTGCGAGAAACATCACCGTTCAGCGTTCTGCCAGTTAGATTAATCATTTGCTCTTCCATGCTTTTTCGCATCTGAACAAGCCTCTGAGCAACTTCAAAATCACGTAATGCATTTGTCTCTGACAGCGCCGCCTTTTGATCATCGGCGAGCGAACCGTAAAGCCTCGATAAAGCAGCGCGATCAGCATCTTTATATGGTCCAGAATTCTTATGAAGTGCATCACCAACAAGTCGTCGTTGCTTATTGAGATTTGCATAAGTTAATGCGCCGTTCTTGCCTGGATTAACTGCCCGAAAGACTCTCTTTTCAATAGGGTCAAGGTTTTTCATCCCGCCAAGATCTTCTGCCACCTGTTTGAGCATTGACCTTGTTGATGGCGCATCAATTTTTGCACCTGCAGGCATCGCCTTTTCAACATTGCGATAAAGCTGGTCGCTTCGTTTCATCAGCGCAGACATTCTTCCATTGACCGTATCAATAAACTTGTCGCTCATACCAAGAGCATCTTTTGCACCGGAAACGCGATCAATTATCTCCCCCGCGCCCTGTGCTAGCTGCCTGATTGCTTCATTTTCCTGCACCTGTAGAGCAGAACCCGCACGGGACTTGATTGCTTGCTCAACTGCCTTGTATTGCTCGTTCCCGGAAAAGTGTGAAGGGAGTAATGAATCAACATTAAGCCTTTCAGCAGACTCCAGAACTTCAGCCTGAGGATTGATATCTAGTTCATCAAGTGATGAAGCGAGATTTGGCCTTTTTTGTGCTGCTACTGTGCGAACGACTTCCTCTGGGTTCCTCGTCGCAGGCGTCATTGGTACACCTTGTGCTACTCTTGCCTCTGCGGCATGAACCGCAGGATTTGTTGCTGCAGCGGCATCACCGGAGAATGGTGATGTTTCTGTTGGCGCAGTGGTCGCTCTCTGTGCAGATGTTTTATTGCCACTAATTATATTTGATGCACCACGAACACCACGGGTAACGCCATTTATCAGGCCATGCGTAGCAATGTTAAGTCCGGCATTAATAGCGGCATTTTCGGCAAAATCACCCCGTTGATTCGCCGCGTCAGCGAGAGAACCAATGACCATGTTTCCAGCTACACCTGCTCCAGGAACAAGATAACCGCCTATTGACTCTCCAGCTTGCGCGTAGGGGTCTGTCGGTCTGTCTACTGGACGATAAACATCATCCAATACTTTTGGCCCCCCAAGCCCCTGACTGATTGCATTAATCAGACTTGCGCCACCCTGCAATACGTCAAATGGTATGTTTACCAGACCACGACCAGCCTGTTCTGCAATTTGCCCTGCACTTTGACCACCAGTGAGCCAATCGCCAGCTTGTTGCATCAATGATGGTTCTTCCCGTGTTGGTGCATTATTGGCCTGATTAACTGTTTGTTGCTGAACAGCCTGACCAGCAAAATACTCATCAATGGCGGTGCCAATATCTTCGGTGCTCGTACCATCAGGAAAGGTAAATGTCTTACCGTTTGCAGTTACTTTCATCATTCCACCGTAAATTGAATGCCTGATTTTGAGGTATATGATCCGGATTGACTCTGCTGCTGTTGGGTATTTGTCGGTTGTTGACTATTGCTCTGTTGTTGACTATTTGCAGCACTTGAAACCACCAAAGCATCATAAACGCGACCAGACTGACCACGTAATGAGTTATATTGGCCCTGCATTTTTCGCATTTTTGTTTCAGTAGCAGCCTTGGAATCACCGGGCTGAGGCAGGTACATTTTGGAATACTCCTGCATCTCTGGCAGAGTAATTGCTGCACCTGTTTCTGGGCGCAAAATTGCATACAAGGCGTCTCTCGCATTTACCATATATTGCTGCTCCGCTGGTGATAGGCTTAAATTTGCAATAGTCCCATCACCAAGAGAGCGATTTATTAATGCAACTCGCTTAGGGTCAATGCTTTTACTAAGCTGATTCATTGAGTCCATTGAATCTTTTAATCGCAAAGCAAATCCCGCCGCCTTCTTGGAACCCTCATTAGCCTTATCTATGATGCTTTGCGCTTGTGGCAAGCTAATTGGTTTAATGCCATCACCAGATATAGGTTGGTTTAGTTTTCCGGCTTCCTCGCTGCCATCGGTGTAATACTTAGTTACCGAGCCATCAGGATTGGTTTCAACCTTAAGTAATTTCTTAGCATTGGGATTAATTCCCGCCGCTGCCGCAAATGCCGCTGCACCATCTGGATCTACCTTTAACATTTGCGCGTACTGATTGTAATTCTGCATTGCGGCTGTTGGTGCATATGCTGACGTTAACGCATTTGCTCGGCTAATATCCTGCCCTCTCGCCTGAAGTGCTTCACCAGCCTGATTGCTGCGGATTGTCTCTGCCAGTCTGCCTCGGTCAATCTCACGACCAGCCATCTTGTCCTGAACATTGAAGTAATCAATCGGACCAAGAGCAGCCATCCCAAGGTGATCAACAAACTCACCAAATCCTGAAGGATTCTGCTGATACATCTGAGCAACGCTGTTAGGGTCAACACCGACGCGAGTCAGTTCCTTGGCGTTGTTTTGCAGCCATGATTGCATTGCTTCTGGAGACGATGACGCAAGGCGTGCGCCAGCCGCTAAGGTGCCGATAGAATTGCGCTGGTCTTCATCAATGAATCCCATGCCTTTGCGAACAGATTCAATCTGGTCTGGATATTGAGTAGCCAACTGACGCAAAGCACCGCGATCACCAGACGCATAAGCATTAGCGTATGCCTGCTGAAATTCTTTCTGCCGCTGAGCCTGCTTTTCCTGCTTAAACACACCCGCAATACCTGAAAGGCCTTGCAAAGCAGTCAGCCCAACATTGTTAGCGCCTGAACGCTCAATATCATTGTTCTGCCTGATAAGCTGAAGCGTATTGCCGATGTCATTTACGCTAGGAGCGTTTGAGTTGACGCCACCGATACCAGCCAACAATCCGCCATTTGTTCCTTTCCAAGTAGCCATGATTACCCCTTAAAACAACGATCCAAGCAGGCCAAGTCCGCCGCCAATTGCCGCACCTAATCCAGTGCCAAGTCCGGGAACAATAGAGCCAAGAGCAGCGCCAGTCATAGCCCCTGAAGCTCCACCGCTAATTGCTGTCTGAAGGCCTGATGGTTTATTGGCGTTAGCAGCGGCAAGTGCTGCGCTTTGCTGCGCAATGCTGCTCATGTTGTTGGCGTATGTCTGCCCGGCGTTCGCCTGACCTTGCAGCGCACCAAGGCCAATGTTTGCCATATTGTTGTAGTTGCTCATCTGGTTCGACAACCACGACTGACCGAGAGTCGGGGCAATCGTGGCCAGTTGATTGCTTGTAGCTGTCGAACCAAGTCCGCCAGTCGCCTCCGCAGCAGCAAGACTCTGGTAACGAGCCTGACCTGCAAGGTCTTTATACTGCTGAGAATTGTAATACTGATTAAGTGCCTGCCCCTGACCTTCTAAACTGGAAAGATTCTGAAGCTGGTTAACATACTGCTCCGCAAGCGGCGTGAACGGAGCAAGGTTTTTCATGATCGTCTGCCACTGCTGATTTTGCAGGTCTGCGGCATACTTCTGGGCTTCTGCTGCATACTTTGCGCTTTTATCAGAGCTACCACCTTTCCCGCCTTTTTCAGGACACCAAGGTTCCTCGCCGCGCAGTTTTCTGCCCAGCTTAAATGCATATAACATGGCTATCTCCCGTGATTCAGGAAGTCGATTAGTTCTTCGCGTGTGGCGCTGTAAAAAGTCACGTCATCCACGCCTTTAAAGTATTTCTTGATGGTTCCGACACGCTTAAGGCCAATCATTGCGCAGTAAATCTGCCCGTGGCGGAATTTGCGTGCGGCGAACGATGTGACGCACTGAACGGTGGTGTTAGTCAGAATGTATCGCCAGAACGCCAGCCCGATTTCCTTGCTGAAGCCGCGAATCTCTGGCAGGTACATGGCGTGGCAATCGAATGTCAGCGGCTGAATCTCCTGATAGTAAACAATGCCGCCGAACTGCCCGTGCACGTTCACCTCAAAGTAACGGCAATCAGGTTTGTAGTCGTATCCATCACCGTTGTTGCTCCCGGCGATAATGTCAGGGTGATTTCCTACTGCTTCTATCAGGTCGATGTTTCGCGTTGGTTTGAATGTAATCATCAGTCAATCAACCCATGAGTCCGTAATGCATCTTCCAGAGCTTTGATACGCTGCCGCGCCTGCTGCAATCCTGTAGCCATAGCCGACACCTCAGACCGTGTGTATGTGGCACTTACCGTGTATGTCTGGTTAGCGTTGAATGAGCCGCGAAGATCCGTACCTGTAGCCGCTGTCCACCCTGTCTGACGAGCACCAATAACCTTGGTGCCGCCGACCGAATAGGATGTTGTTACATTGAGGGGAGATGCCAGCGATTGTGTTGCAGTGGCTGTTTTCGATACATAGTCGTCCTGTAATGCAGAAATGTTGCTCTCAGCAGTCGTAACCCGGCCATCAAGAGCGCTGACGTCAGCCTGTAAGGTGACTATTTCTCCTTCAGCCGTGGTTAGTCTGACATCCAGCGCTGCAATTGCCGCAGTATTCGCAGCAATACGGATTTCATGGTCATCTACTTCAATGCGGAGCTGACGAATTCTTTCTTCGTGATCGACCAGAATCACATCCTGCTCATCGTTCCTGACTTGTGCGTCATAAGCGCCCTGTCCGGCCTCGTTGGCCTTGTTAGCCACGTTACCAACATCAGTGCCCTGTGCGATAACGTAAAGCAGATACGACTGCGAGAAGATATTGCGTGGAAGGACTGATGTGTCGAGCCGTGTAGCCTGAATGATTACCGGCACATTGAGATTCGAATCAGCCATTACTCAATCCTTATCTGGCAGCCTGACAGAGTGACAGGTGACTTCGTGATAACGCGCAATTTGAAACCGACATTTTTCCTGATGCGCCCTACTCGCTTCCACAAAACGCGTTTGTCGTAAACGAACGGTTCATTCTGCTCAATCATCTGCTCACGTCCGTAATTGATGCCGTCAGTGGTTGCAGAGAGGAACAGGCGGTCGGCGTACTGCGCAACGCCAGTTGACGATTCAACCTCAAGATCAAAGCATCTGGCATTATCTGCTTTGAACAACGGAGTAAACAGCAGGTGTTCCTGTTGAAGACCATACTGGCTGCTGATGTCGAATTGCAATTTCCCGGTCACGGGTTCCAGTTTATCGCCGCACGTTATCTGATTGCCTTCGTAAATGAAGTCGATAGCGCGGTACACATCGTCATACAGGCCTGTTTTCAGCACACACCATTGCGGACCATTGGCGCTTGAAGATGCGTCGTACACGAGAACATGGCGCGGAAGGTGGATAATCAGCAATTCATGAGCATCAAACCGCAACGATTCCATCACGCCATCAGCCAGTTCATCAGCAGTGTAGGAGCGTAGTATTTTCTCAATGCTCGCGCTGGCGATTGGTGATACCTGACCGGAACCGATGATGTACACAGACGGCGCACCTGTTGCCGGATTGCTGATGAACGCATAAGAATCAGCAAACGGCGTTTTGCAGTAAGTTCCGGCGATGCCTTTTTGCACCATCAGCGATGGCTGTGCGACATATAAAGCGGCACCAACAGTGGTTGCGCCAGTCAGGGAGAAATATTCAATCGTCGATGAACCAAAGCAGACGATGAAGTCTCGCCATGTACCTATGCCGATGATTCCGTCAGGCTGAGACTCGGCACGATATTGTGCACTGTAGCGGTCAGGATGCGATTCGTCTTCAAGGTCAGTGATAAACCATGAATCAGTGCCGTCTTTTGACCACGCATAACGCCCACGTAAGCGCGTAATGTCGCGGACTGAGCCTAACTCATACTGCGTGAATCCGCTGTCTGTAGGCCAGTTTGAGACGGTTTTAACCGTGCCATCATAGCGATACTCGACCAGTTGACCGTTAACGCCTACCGCCTGTGATGTCCGACCATGCGCCATTGATACGCGACCACTTCCGGCAACGTCACCGACTTCACTTTCTCCTTTGTACAGCTTGCCACCACACACACGATAAACAGCATTCTGCGCCATGTTGTACTCGACGCCGCGAGATACACCGTTCACATCAGAGCGTTTGGCAATGCCCGGGAATGAACGAAGATATCCGCTGCTGTTGAGTATTTCTTTGGGTGTAGCCAACATATTCACTGGCAGATAGTCGATATAGTCAGCGTTTCTAAAGTCTTTGCCGACACCTTTCATAAGCGGAAGTTGCTGAATCGGCATTTATTCACCTCACGTACTCGGATCATCTTTCTCGATGTAAAACCGATTCCACGTAAACGCGCTTTTGTTACCACTACCGCGAGGCATGTCATTTCGCCGCTCAAGTGGTGGTATTTTGGTTAAAGCGATGCAGATTGTCTGATATGCACTGTCGGCAGCGGTAAGGAGAGCGTCTGACGGCTGAATGACGTTATCCATGCACACTTGCACAGCGAGTTTCAAAGCGACGCCATCATTTGCCCATGCAGGGATGCCTGAATCATCGTCAGGTAACGGCATGATGCCGTTTTCTGTATCAGCAAACTGATACCCAAGCTCGATACCTTTCGCCTGCCATGCTGCCATCATGTCTTCGAGGTCATTAATGGCATCTTCAATTGCCTGAGGGTCAGCATCTGTCAACGTGGCATTGGAATACAGCCCGGCTTTTCGTAAAGCCTTAAGAACGAGATCACCCTTCGTTTTCGCCATCTTCTTCCGCCTTAGCCACTTTTTGCTTCGTTGCGGTTTCTTCAGGAGTTTTTACCCAACCTTTTTTCAGGTGAGATTTAACTTCTTCGTCATCAACAATGACGTAATCGACAGCAAACTGACCACAGGTGATCATGTTGCCAGGCTTATAGAGCATTGTTCGTGCCATTGTCTTCTCCCAATAAAAATGGGGCCGAAGCCCCACCAAAATTACTGCCCGGCAATAACGATGCCCGTATATTCAGGAACAAGTACAGAGCAACCGTACAGAGTGGTGAAACGAGCAGTGGTTACGCCTTTGATGTGGTCGAAGGCGTAAGACATGATCAGCGTAGCGCCCTGCTCGGTGGTTGCTGTCATTACCTGTGGACCCTGACCAGTTGGGAACGCCAGCTTGCCGTACATCAGTTCAACAGAACCATCAGCCCAGAACAGGTTAGCCGGTGCGGCATTTTTGTTGAGAATGGTGATTGCTGCGCTACTTGCCGCATTAGCATCAACGTTTGCATATGGTCGGCTGGCGACATCCGCGTTGTCAGGCGGCAGAATTTTCGGGGAGATAGTTACTGTCGTTCCGCTTACTGCCAGAACGCGGAATACCTGCGGCTGCCCGGTGGTATCTTTGGTGATCTGGTGTACAGAATTCACCCCTGCGATGGTAAACGCATCGCCAACCTGCAAACCTTCAGCAGATACCGTAATGGTCCCCTGCCGGTTATCCACTGGCATATCGTTAGCATCTTTCGCTTCAACCTTGTGCGCAGGTGCTGCTGCCAGCGTAATGGAAGTTGCTGTACCCTTCGGAACACGACCAGAAATATCGGTCTTGTAGCTATCGAAGGACGCAACCGGAGGGATCTGCGCTTTTTCGTATGCTGTCAGGGTTGCGCCCTGAGCATAGGCACGGTGACCAAGCTCGCCAGCAAGGTCTTTATAGTTGAATGGGTTCCAGAAAGAGCGGCGGTTGATACCCTGTGGTACACCAATCGCCGTCATGGTGGCATCAATACCTGCCGCACAGTTCCACAAATCACGGCCCTGTGAACCAGTGTTTGAGTCAGCCATTGTTATCACGTTAGTAGCACGCTGCGTGACCATGGAAATCAGGTCAGAGTCAATCTGTGCAGCAAGGCGCATACCTGCGGCGCGACCAGCTTCAGTTTTATGTTCCGGGTCACGCATTTCACGCGCATCCAGAGTGTACAGAATGTTTTTCGGCTCCTTGAACACTGAAGGAACAAGGCGCTGAACCAGTGCTGTTGGCGTTTTGCTGCTGAGATCGAGTCCTTCCTCAATGTTCATGTGGTAATGCTGCGGACGATACAGAACATCACCTGCTCGCTGCATTGCTGTATCACCGGGACGGAATTTTTTAGCGTTACGGGAAACTACGCAGGCGGCCTCAAAGCCTTCAACGTAGTTTTCGAACATGATTTCAAGGTCTTTTGCTAATTGGTTAGCCATGCTTAATGCTCCGATAGGTTATTTTTTTGCCTTTTTAGCGGCGAAATACGGCGTCCAGTCACCAGTTTCCAGCGCCTTGGCTTTCAATTTGTCGAGGTTGTTGATTACTGCGCCGTTGCTCCCCTTAACTGTCGGGGTTGTGGCTGCCGTGGTTTTTGCTTTTGGCATGATTCTGGCCTTCGATTCGATACGTTCCAGCAGACGACCAATTGCTACGGGGTTGGTAGCTTCTGCCAGTTGCTTGCGCAGTTCAGCGTTGCGACCGAGTGCCAGAACAACGATTTCCGGCTTCTCTGACTCAAACAGGATCGCGTTTTGTGTCTCGATGGGAATTTCCTCGAGTACGGCCTGCTCAGCTTCCTGATAGCCAGGAACTTTGAGAGCCTTAACACGTTGCTGATATTTGGATAATCGCTCTTGATAGGCAGCCTGAAGCTCCTGCTCCTTCTGCTTGCGAGCCATCTCCTGTTGCTGGTACTTGCCGTTATCCTCTGCCCACTTAGCCATGCGTTGCTGGTAGATTTCTTCATCGAAACCGATGTCCTCATCATCCAGTTTTGGCATTCGCGGTGGTTGAGTGATTACCGGCTGCTGCTCGACGGGTTTCTGAGACTGACGCATCAGCTCTTTCAGCTCGCGGTCTTTCTCTTTAATCGTCTTGCGCAGGTGTTTTACCAGTCCATGCTCTGTGCCATCTTCGCTGGTTGGCGAATCCAGCTTTTCGTCACCAAAGTAGAATTCCTGTTCTGATTCGTCGTCATCAGTTTCAGTAGCTTCCTCTGCATCATTGCCGGAGGACTCACTGCCATCTTCTGTTTCGACTTCTTCAGCCAGTTCGACATCATCAGGAATCTGCTCTGACGCGTCGGTTTCGATTTCAACTTCTGGTGTGTTTTCTGCCATCTGGTCCATTTGTTACCCCTGTTTACTCGATGTTCAGCCCATCGGAAGGCAATAGGGTGCCAGGCCTCATAAAGACAGCCATTGCACGTTATGGGTTAATTACTGCTGTGGTTGTTGCTGAGTTGATTTTTGCAGGATGCTGCTGATGTCCATGCGCTGCGCATGGCCCTGTGCCTGACTTTTCAGGACAAGCTCTGCATCAGCACGGGCATTGTCTCCTTGCTGTTGCTGGAACTGTCCGAGCAGTTTCAGAGCCTCGCGGATATCAGATTTCTGCTGGCTATCGGCAGATGCGAGGATTTTCACAACGTTTGCCGCTGCAACCTGAGCATCAGTCTGTGCCTGGAATGCTTTAACCTGAATGGCTGCCTGCTCGTTCTGCGCTTTCTGCAATTCAGCCTGACCAGCAAGAAGCTGACCTTGCGCAGCAACCATAGCCGGATCTGGCTGACTGGCCTGTTGTTGTTTCGCCTGTTCAACCATCTGCTGTTCTTCAGGCGTTCTCGGCTTGATAACGCCAGACAGAAGCAACTGATTGCGGTTGTATTCTTTAAGGTCGTCCATCCCTTCGCCGTCCATATTGTCGAGAATCATCGACGATACAAGGTCGTGCTTCGGCGTTCCTGGTGGGATAAGTGCCAGCATGGAAAGTAACGACTTAACCGTTGCATCACGGCGAGTAGCGAACGACTGACCGACATCGACAGTCACTTCATAGTTGCCCTGCGAAAGGTCATTAAGCGCGATAACCTGGCCTGTCTGACGGTCAACCACTTCACCAGTCATCAGCGCCACGTCATCGCTGCCGTCCTCATTAACGATACGCATCGGCGTATCGCTGCCATAGACTTCACGAGCCATAGAAAGCCACACAACGCCAGCGCGACGCATGGATTTAGCCATGTTGTCCATGTAGATATAGGACTGCGTGTCCATCCGGTTAAAGATGCTATCAACGGTATCGGTGGCGACGTTGCTCGGCATGTTCTCAAGCTGCGACGCACCTGTAATTTGCTGAATAGCCGTTCCGGTGTACTGCAATAGCCCGGCAAGAGCTGGAGGCATTTGTGTCGGAGGCGTATAACTGCTGACCTGAGCCTGCGCAGTAATATCTCCGTTTTTGTTTTTCAGACTGACCATCGGCAGGAACGCCGGGCGCTTTTTGTTGCGCTCCGCCCAATGAGTGGCGAGAGGACCAGGAATCATGTCAACATCAACTACAGGAATGCCATCACCGCCAGCTTGAGTAGCGTTATCTGCAATCATGGAAACCATCAGGTTCTCAAGACGCTGTGCATCCATCGCTTTTGCTGCGTGACCTTCGATTCGCTCCTGATTATCAACAAATGATCGACGCCCATATACCGGGATGAGAGGAATATGTTCGCCCGGAATACGCTTCGGTTCTTCCAGCCATTCAGCGCCAGACAGAAGACCGCAATAAACTCTGCGTTTCTTCACTGTCCGCTCACCAATCAGTTCGAATGCGCCATCGGTCAGTTCGTCGACAATATCTTTGATTTGCTCTTCATCATAGATTGCCGTTTCTCCGCTAACAGGGTTACGCCATGCCGTGAGCTTCACCTTCTCTATGCGAACTTCGTAGTAGCGACCAACATAGATGGCATCTGGCGTTGACCAGTCATATTGAGTGCCAGTGTCATCACGAGAAAGGCTTGCCGCGATGGAATCAGGGTATTCAGCCTCGAACGCTTTAGGCGTCATGGAGAACATTTCCATAGCCCACATAGCATCAGAGCGGTCATATTGCTTGCTGTCCTGATCGAAGAAGACGCATGTCGCTGGGTCGTAAACAGGAAGAAGGCTGATGCGTCGCTGCTCGTTACTCGGATCCATTTCATCTTCGTAATCGGCACACATGCGGAAACAACCGAATCCGCCCGTTACAGCATCATCAAATGCGTTATCACACGCTTCGCCACCGGATGTTTCCTGATAGTCAGCGCGGAATTTGCCGTTCATCTTTTCGGCTAACGCTTCCGATGCCTTATCGTCCTTCGGCCTGAATTTAACGCTTATGCGATTCTGTCGATACTCGCCAATGATGCGATCACATTCACGGGCAATCTTATTCAGTTCAAAGCGCGGATAATGCTCAAACCTGCCTTCATCAAATGAGTAACCAGCGTTTGTGCTGCCTTCCCACTGTGCGCCGGATACCCGGACGAAACGTTGAGCCTCAATAATCTGCTCACGCATATCCTGCGTTGCTGACCAGGCATTATCAAAGTTGCACAGCACCTTGCGATGCCAGTCAGTCATCTTTCTATCATCAGCCATCATCCAACTCCGCAAGGTATGTTGTAGCTTGAGTAATCAATCTCTTTAGGATCTTTGATGTCTCGCATCTGTATTGCAAAACGCCTCATCATGTAGCCATAGCGAACAGCAGAAAGGATGTCGTCATTTAGCTTGACGATCTTCCCGTTCTCATCGCGGTGATACAGGCGAAACTCTTCAAAGAATGGCTCGCAGGTGTTAAATACCTTGAAACGACCGTCGAGCATCATGTCGCGTATCTCTGCTATCCCGGGTTCGACCGCATTACCTCCATCAGGCCATGTTGCATGATCTGGCAACATGTCGAACCCAGCGTCGGCGTATTGTTCCTTGAGCTGAGCGCCGCCTCCCTTTTCGTGCTGATGCCCGTCATGAGGCCAAGCCGTAGGGGTGTTTTTGCTCCATGCTTTAACAGCACTCCATGCCTCTGTCGCCTTCTTCTGTTTGGCCTTCCAGACGCGAGAAAGATAAATCACGTCCTCGTCTTTATCCCACCAAAGCTGGATGTGTGCCTGTGGGTGATCCCATCCGAAGTCCATTGCATTGATGACGTAGAAGTGATCAGGACACTCGAACGGCTGACACTTAATCGTCTCTTCCGGTATCTGGAAGATTCGACCGCTACCCATCGTAGGAATACCGCGAGCACGCGCCTCTCTCTCATGCTCAGGATAGGATGCGATGATTTGCTCTTTCTGCTCGTCGGTGTAGTGCTCAGCGTCATAGATGGTCATGTTGACCACTTTCTGCGACTTGCTGGGATTCTTCAGGAACTTGGTAACAACGTCAGACATCCCCATCAGCGGGGTAAACGTCAGAATTGAGAATTGCCCGTATTTGTTGGTACGGGTAAGGCCTTCGCCATAAATGCTGTATGGTGGCTCTTCGTCAAACCACACGCCGTGGATTGTGTCACCCTGCCAGCGAGCACGGCCTTGCGAGTATGGTTTGAAGTAGCAGATTGAAATGCCATCTTCAACGCCATCAGCTGTATGATGCTTAACCAGAAGATGATCAACAAGGTTCGGAAAGAAAGGAGACTTCTTCCAGCTAATGATGTCTTCTTTCGGTATGGAACCGTAGCCAGGCTCATCATTCTCTTCGATACGACCGCACAGGATGCGTTGAGTCGTTTTGGTTACAGTCTCGTTTGTCTCGCCACCAATCCAGAAGACAACAGGCTCATAGAAACGCTTACCTTTCCACTCACCGCCATATTTACCATCAGCTGGATAGCCTTTTGTGCCCGGATAACGCCCGGTAAGGTGAAACGCGACTTCAGCAGCACCAGTAAATGACTTACCAAGCTGGTTACCAGCCATAAAACATCGCTCTGGATAGTCATGCCCGGCGTCGATGAACTCACGCTGTTTGCTGTATGGCGTAAATTCATATAGCAGGTGTGTGTTCCGGTAGTTCTCTTCTTCTTCGAGTAGCTCGAGCAATTCGATTTGCTCTTCGTCGCTCAGGTTATCAAGAATCGCGTCCAGTTCCACGGTTGAATAGCTCCTTGATACGAGAGCGTCGCTTATCGCGATCTCCCTTATCAGGTGTCACGTCTTCAACTTGCGACTGCTCTTTGAGGCCCAAATCACGGGCGATGATGTTAGCGTTGAGAAGGTCAGCGGCTGCGCCAGAGAATTTCTGGTCGTAGATGATGTCTTCCGCTCGTGATGTGACGTCAGAAAAACCTTCCATTGACCGGAAGGTTCCCCATGTTTGCCTGGTGATATCAAGGAAGGTACACAATCCTGAAATAGTCATGGCTCGCATCTTAGGGACATTAGCCTTAATTATTTCTCCCTGATATGAAAATACCTTACCCTCCCATAGCGGGTTATCATCAGCCCACTCGAAGTATTCACAACAAGCAGCCCACAGCGCCTCAGGCGATTCGAATTTAGGATTTCGCCCATGACTACTGCGGGCCTCCCAAAATCGGTTGCCCTTTGGTGCTGCCATATTGATTATTTCCCTTCTGCTTGCTTATCCCATTCATCGCGGAATTTGGATGGGTTGTCGAAACCTTGAGTTGCCATGTTTATGCTCCGGTGGTGAACAGGTCTAACGCTTCCTTCGATTTACGCACCGCTTCGATAGTGCGGGTCGTGATATCTGAATTAGCGCCGCCTGACTGGAAGTGAATTTTGAATAGCTCAAGCTTCAGCTCGTCAGTGCCGATGAATTGAAATGCTTCCTCTGCGGCTGCGTTCTGGTTCATGACCAGTTTGTAAATCTCTAACTGGAATTTCTGTTCTTCAGTCATGGGAATAATCTCTGCCATTGTTGGCTCCGTTTATCCGTTAAAAGGGATATCAGTTAAGTTATCCCGTGTAGGGTATAAGCCATTGTCGAGACCACTCATTGAATGGTCTCTGCAATAACCGATGTCTTTCCATCAGTCCGCCACCACAAAGAATCTTTTTTGCCATAAGGCAGGAGGTTCATCTTTCAGTGGCTGCCAGTGTTATTTCCCCACTTACTGGCTTGGGTTGCTTCGCGGTACTGCCGTTAACTGGTGGCGCACAGATTTAGTTAAATCTGTTCTCGCCTGAACTATCTTTTACATACCCGGATTGTGGGGATGTAAATCACGGTTTCATTATCAAGCCCACCCGTAGATGGGCTTTGGAATGGTCACTTTGGCAGTCCGGGGATCGATATTTGCGCCTGCTGCTCAAGCCTTTCGATTCTTGCTATGAGTTGCGGTTTTTTGATCCTGCCCCAGCGGTTCAGCAAGCGTCCTGACATACTGGCAACATCCTTTTCCTTCATGAACTCCAGCATTAACTCGTTGTGCTCTCTTTGGTATGAGTGAGCCATCTCCATCAGCCTGTCACGCATCCAATTAAATGCTTTGATAAACGCCTCTTTGATGGCGGCAGCTTTTTTGCCGGTAAACGACATGATGATGTACATCGCGCCGTCTTTGGAAATTTCATATTCAACATACTGATTACCCTTGTGTTCATAGGTAACCCGCGAAAAGTTGCTGGTTAGAAATTCATCCGAACAGTCTAGCTTTTCGATTTTCTGAATGATGTGGTGATGCTGCTTGTCGAAGTAAGCTGCTACCTTGCGGGAGGTTGTGATCACGCGATCACCAGAAACAACCACCATGTCCCGGAAATCGAGATTAGCCAATTGATGATTCATAGCGTCTTTACCTTTTAGAAAGTGAGCCTGTCTCACAGAAAAGCCGCCCGAGAGAGGTCGCCACCTATAACGGCATTTCTCAGGCTCGCTTACTGAAAGGCTCTCGTTAATATGCGCGTGAGATGCGCTGTGAAATTCAGATATAAAAAGCCCCGCATCGCGAGGCTCATTAAATGGACTTTGTGATTTGCAAAAAAATTATTTCAGGCATTGCGTCCTGATGTACTCCTGCAGGTAGTTAACCTGCGCGGTTATCCTGTCGATTCCACTTCTGAGACGGTAATAATTGAGTTCAGCATCTGCTGTAAGTCTTGGGCTTTCTCCATCGCCCATGCTGCTGGCTCCGGTCGTTGACTTTGCACAGGTGGCGGCGACTTGCAGGCGCTTACGGCCAGCAATGACATCGCTATGCAGACGCTCAATGGTTTCTTTCGCATCAGCCAGTTCTCCGGTGTATTTGGCATCCAGTGCAGCGACATCACGCTGGCGGGTCTGCATGTCTTTAATGGTGGCGGTCGCCAGGAGGAGTTTCTCAGTGGCCTTATCGCGCTGGTCTCTGTAAGTGATGGCGTTGTCGCGGTAGTGGTTCACGAAGAAAGCCAGTGCGCCGATTAACGCCAGCACCAGCAACTGCAGCCAGTAACGCTTAACCAGTGCGCTAATCATGACAGGAACAGAGCTCGCTCTGCCTTGCGGCGATTCGTGAGCCCCGGCATCACCTTTCCGCCTGATTTATTCCAGCGCAGAAATTCATCTGCCGCGCCTTTTATATCGCCAGCATTCAGCTTTTTCAGCAGTGTAGATGTGGAAAGAGCACGCGACCCAACGTTGTAAGCGAACGACACCAGTGCGTCGAACTGGCCTTGTGTCAGCTTCACCCTGACAACTTTCAGCACGTCATTCTCATAACCAACAAGCCCTGTTTTCAGAAGCCTGTCAGCGGTTTGCTGGTCGATAGTCATACCGCGCTTTACTGGCTTTCCGTCAACCGGATGGGTCCAGCCATAGCCGATGGTCCACGGCGCATCTCCCGTTCCGGGGTCGGGGTAAGCAGTCAGCCGACAACCTTCAAATTTTTTTATCAGAGCAATTCCGTCAGGACTGGTTTGCATCGTCAACTCCCGCCTTTTTTGCTGCAAGTTTTTTAATAAGATTGCCGATCGAATCGGTGCCGATGTATCCAATAAAGACGCTGGCTATGTAGGCGAGGTTGCTGCTCAGGCCGATAAAGTCCAGAAGGTCACGAACGAACCAGGCAATCATCGCGCACATCAGCGCATCAATTAGCGTTTTTGTTACCGCGCCGCCGTTATAGCGACCACGCAGATACGCCATGATAAAAGCCAGCATTGCACCAATACCCTGCTCCTTGGCGGCAAGTAGCGCAGCGATGAAATCTTGTTTGTATGGCATTTTCATAGGCCTCACCTCCGATTTTCCGGATGGTGCTGTGTGTGTTTGTAGGGGAAAGGCCGTCAGACTCTGATTGCTACATGGCATCTGAAAATGATATCTGCGGCCTGCAATAAAAAAGCCCACGGCGCGGTGGGCAATAGAGGGTAGTGCGTTGAGCTTTTGCTCTTATGGTCCTGGTAGGTATTTGGTGTGTGGTGACCGGTGCTGTGTTTTCCGGCATGTAAATGAACTACCCGTCGTCGCCATGGTGAGCCTTTACCTCACCATCTAGCTGATAAGTTAGCGCATCAGCCTGTGCATTCACCACAACGATAAGAGCACTGCGCGGCACCTTTCACCAATTCCGCGAGGTCTGCGGGTTCAATGCTCTTACCTGTTGTGCAAACAAAAAAAAGCCACCGTTGCAACTTAAGAGTCACTAACGGCAGCTTATGCGAATAGTGTTGCTCATTTGCTCAATGATGTCAACACGTTCTATGCTACATGTTTAATTTTCTCTACACGTTTCCGGTTTTTAAACGCACCATCCAGAACAGGGTAAATCATAAACAACGAGGAATTGAGGATTTCGTCAACTTCCCGGCGACAGGTTGCGAGCGATGGTTTTTGAATGCGCCCGCTGCCCCGGCATAACATCTTGCGAGGTCTTGCGACGCGATGATAGTAAGATGCAATGGCGTGCTTGGAAGAGCCGTTGGCGTAGTAACTGAGGAGGATGCCAAAGGCTTTCTTGTCAATGTACATGACGGAATCGACGACCTGAGAAATCAACATTCCATCATCATCATTACACATTGGCCTTGTCATAACTCTTCCCGGCTCTACGCTCTCCATGAACTTCGCTATTACGCTGCTCATGCGCTTTTCCAGACGACCTGAATAAACCCATGCGCCCCACAGTTCAAGCCAGCCATTCAGCCAATCGTGCTGTTCTTTGGTGAGGTTTAGTTCTCTTATGCTCATCGTCTTCCCCTCTTGCCCTGTTTGACCATCAGGACGCCGTTAACTATTATGTGACGCTCACCTTTGCTGTCTCGGTTGTACTTGAGCACCGTTCCTCTTGCGCAGGAAAGCATCCTCGCCACTTCGGTCTGATTGCCTCGTGTCTGGATAAGAAGCTCTGGTATCGTTTGAATTGTGGCGTTCATACGTTCTCCAGTTCGGTGATTTTTATTCCAAGCCGTCCGCCTGGTACTTTCACACCACGAATTACGCGAATGTCATCGAATTGCTCGTCGTCTTCCGCAAATCCGGCGTGGATAAGGGAGTCGAGTAAACCTTTCAGGATGTTATCGAGGTCGCGGCGGCGGGAGTCTGGAACGTCTGCGATGACTTTGATGCGGAGTCGTGATTTGGTGAAAATGTCTAACTTAAGTTGGCGGATGATTTGCTGAACGTCTTTTCGGTATTTCTGGCCTTTATCGCTGATGTAGTATTGGCTTCCCCGTCTTCGCCAGTAGGTGTTCACCGACGGCGGGTATGGAAGCACAAACTGATATTCGTTCATGACTTAATCTTCCCCTCCTTCAGCAGTATCGCCTGCGTCCTCATCACGCCTTCGAGGTGGTAAAGTCTGGCGTCTTTGTTGTCGAGAATCCGGGTGCGTCGGTCGATCTCCGCGTGGCAGTCGCTACAAGCCCATGCGCCGATCAGGTCGTCAGGCTTCATCCCCGTTCCGCAAATTCCAGCCATCCGGTAATGTGCCAGAACTGTGGTTTCAGGATTGCCATTGCATACGCCGTAAATACGTACCTGGCATTCTCTGCCGCGCGCTTCTTTGCGTAGGTTAGCCATTAAGCAGCCTCCCCTGTTACTTTCAGCATTCCGTTATCGAGCAGCTTTCTGGTCAGCCACTGTTGACCACGCCCGGTGATTTTTGTGGTGAACGATATCTGTATCCCGTGATTTGTGTTGACCGCTGTTTCTTTCACTGTGAAATAGCCGCGATCCATATATTCCTGCATTGGCACATTGCGCCGGGAACCTGAAGCAATAAGGATTTTGTGATCGCGCATCCACGCAAACAGTTTGTTTGGACCAATTCCAACAACCTTTGCAAAGTTTCCAATCAAAATTCCACTGGCCTCGCCAACGCGATCGGCAAAATCAACTTTAGGTGCTGCGAGAGCAAGCTGTTTCTCCAGTTCAGCCTTCTGGTCTTCAAGGTCAGCCGCGAGGCGCAATGCTTCAGAGAAGGTTTGTGGGATTTTCGCGGTTGCCCCTTCAAGCTCTCGCCAGCGGTCAACAAGGCGAGCGGTGAACTCTGGCGACAACTGGGCGACGACAATAATGCTGTCTCGCTTTCCTTGTTCGCCCTCGAAGACGTAGAAATCACGCTTCCCGGTAATAACACCTAAATCATTGATTATGTTAGTGTGCTGCAATGCAGGAGGCTTGATAACGCCACGTTTCACCAATCTATCTATGGATACTTTTACATTGCTATGGCGGCTTTCTACCAACTCAGCGATTTCAATGCTTGTCATTTTGATGGCATTGCCATTTATTAACTCATTCATCGTCTTCCTCCTCGTACATTGAGCTATTCGGATCGCTCATCAGTTCTGCGCAGCAGTGCTCACACACGTGAACTTCCAGCACATGCAGCTTTTGACCGCAATTAGCGCACGTTAAAGCTCGCTCGACGCTTTCTTTCTGGTATTGAAGAGATTGGGATGGACTAAGCATGGCTTTCACCATTAAAAAGTCGCTTGTAAGCATCAATGTCTCGTTTTGCTTCACCAAGCTTTCGTCTTAATTCCATGTTTTCTGATTCAAGCTTTTCCATATCTTGCTGGTATCGATCGCGGTGTTCTTTCCATGCTTTTCGATACGCCTTCATGTATGTCGTTTTGGCCTTTCTCTTTGCCTGACGAACTGCGTGGTGGTTTTCCACAAACCAGTCAGGGTCGTTAAATGCTGCTCTGGCGCATGTATACCAATAATTTGTTGCCTCCCTGTTTAGCCAACAAATACTGATAAATGGCAACTGTATCGACACCATTTTTCGTTGAGACTCTTTCTCGCCAAACATGTGCCCTTTTTTGATGCTAAGGCCAAATCCAGGTTGAATTAAAAGCATTGTCATTTCCTCGCACGATGTCTTAGCCACCGGATATCCCACAGGTGATCCGTGTAGTTGAAGGTTTTTACGTCAGATTCTTTTGGAATTGGCTTGCGTTTATTTCTGGAGCGTTTCGTTGGAAGGTATTTGCAGTTTTCGCAGATGATGTCGGTGAAACTTCGTCGCTGTCGTCTCATTCGTACCTCCTGTCGGTAAATCTGACACCCTGACCAATAGCCCAGGCTGTTGTGTACTCGATCAGACTTGCCATACGCTTCACACTCATCTGCGCGCTGCTTTCGCGAATGTTGACGTATTCGCCTTCAAGCCCGGGCAAAACATCAGCTTCCTGCTTTGTTGCCACTGCATGACCGCTTATCAACAAAACCTTCCATTGTTCTGGTTTTAACCATTTATCGCGCCACTGAACTTGCCTGGCGATATCTGCGACCATCGCGTGAAATTTTGCGTTCTGGTCAAGGTTGCGCTTGTAGTCAGTAATGCGGATGGTAACTGGCTTGTCTTTATCGAGTGGTGTTGCGAGGATGGCGTTGATTGCGGCTTGCTGTTGTTGCTTAGTTCGGAGGAAGATTGTTTGCTTCATTGTCACCTCAACTAACAAAACGCCACGCCATTTTATAGGCTCCATCCATCCCATTTTCTCTCACCAAAAATATGCCTGTGCCATTCTTCCCGCTGCCGTCTCCATAGTTCCATCATGTCTGGCTGGTTCTTTTCTCGCATTTTTCGAATCTGCTCAAGGATGAACTCTATTTGCTGCTGATTTGTCATACTCACTCCTTTACTTTAAATCCAGACTCCGAATAATTCTGTTGCGCTGAAACTCATTGTTGAGTTTGGACAACCGTCGAAGAACACGGTCACGCGGATAGCGTCGTGCGGCAGGTGAATGCTCATACAACTCATCAAGCGGCAAACTGGACGATGAACGATACCGATACCAACGCACCAACTCTTCACGAAAATTAGCCCTGACAAGTTCAGCTATCGAACTCATTTCTTAAAGCCTCCAATTACTCTCCCCCAAATAAAAAGGCCTGCGATTACCAGCAGGCCTGTTACAAGCTCAGTGATGTAGATGGTCATTTAATACTCCGTCACGTTTTCCTGTCGCCACGCCTCGTCATATTCCGATTTCGGCATATTGGCGATGTAGCTATATGGAGATCCTGATTCAAGTTGCAGGAACTGGTGCGATTGCTCGTCAAGGAACAACGGGACACCACCTTCCCAACCTTCGCCGTTACGTTGTTTTTCAAGCATCAAAACAGATGCCGGAGATGCCAGTAGCTGTTCGTCCTTCTCTGACATTTTTTCACCACTCTGAACTCTCTGTAACGCTCTCTCGCGAGCCTTGTTACGCCAGATGATGAAAAGGTTGTCTGTCAGGTCTGTTATCGCTCCAGAGCCTTTTACGTCCATTTTCCCGGTTGGTTTTTCTTCGCTGTCTCCTTTTCGCGAGTGAGTAACGAGAATGACGTGGGAGTTTGTTTTGTTTTTGAAGTCGCAAATCGAGTCAACAAACGCCTTCTGCCCGTTATAGTCATCGTCGCCTATGCCACATTTCATCAGGCTGTCGATGATGAATAACTGGATCCCGTATCGGCGGCGAGCGTAGTCGAATATTTCGATCAGCCTGTCGGCTTTCGCCGTTCCGGTCAGGCCAAACACCCAAAGTCTTTCGTCATAAAATTTAAATGCAGAGTCAATTTCCAGCACTGGCGGCATCTTGCAGCACGTCGCCTGACGGGTAAGGCGCTTAAGGAGAATACCAGGCTTCAGCTCAAGTGACGCGATGCACGTCTTCACACCCTGACGCATTGCCTCAAGTGCCATATGCCCGACAACCTCCGTTTTTCCGTGACCGTTCACACCATTGACCAGCGTCAACTCGGCCTCACGGAACTGGAATTTATCTGCCAGAGATTCCCACGGTGGATTAAACAGATACTGCTGCTTGCCGTAGAAAGCGTTGATAGTGTCCTGGTAAAACTCTCGCGCGCTGTAGAGTTCTTCAGGATCGAAGTAGGATGCCGTGCCAATGTACTGCCAGATTTCATCCTCGGTAACACCGTTCATCAGGCATTCGTTGATGTCTTTGTACGGCAGAGTAACAAGACGGCAACGATGTTCACCGAGTCGGCTTGCGATTTCCCTTGCGGCTTCACGACCAACATCATCAACGTCCATCGAGATAAATATTTCCTCAAACCTGTCGAGGTTGTGATACTCAAACTCAATCCACTGCTGCTTAGCGCCTTTCCCGCCACCAAACGGCACGGATAACGCCGAGATGCCGTATTGCGCATAGCTCATACAATCAATTTCGCCTTCGCAAAGTACAACTGCCCTCACGCCAGCGTCCAGAGCCTGCCATCCGAACAGACAAGGTTCGCAATCACCTTCTGCCATAATGACTTTCTTCCCGTCCGGGCGCTCAGTGCTGATTCGCTTGACCTGCAACAACTCACCATCGCGTTTGTACGGAATCACCAGAGCATCCAGTTCCCGCTCTCCATTCCACACCTTGCCGCTGACAACCTCGTAGCGCTTTACGACTTCTGGCGATATGCCACGCGATTGCAGGTACTCAAGATGGGATTCTGTCCTGGTAACGTAGCGGGCGATTTTCTTGCGATCAGGTCTGGAGAATTTCTTCTCACGTTTGGCATCGAAATGGTGATCGTCATCCTTGATTCCGAGAAATGCTTTCGCTTCCTGCATCGCCTGATGCAGGTTAATTCCACGACATGCCATCCACAAATCAAGCATGTCACCGCCGTCTCCCTCAGCGAAATCAGCCCATTTTTTCTTGCCGCTAAGGTTGACCTTAAGGCTGTTTCCCTTGTCACCGTTGACGTTACCGGCAACCCACTCATGCCCCTCTTTCTTGCCGTTTGGCAACAGGTGCGGAGCCACCCTGTCAACCTGCGCCCAAAGCAGGTCGCTAAGTTCACTTGGCCTCATGATTCCCTCAGATTGAGATTTTTAAACCAGAAATCGACAAACGAAATACTTAACCAGCCGTGGTTATAACCAGCGACCAGTAGCGATTTGATTTTTGATTTCATGGTTCACCTGTCGAAAAACACGTAGCCAGTTTTCGATACGGTGATTGCGGATGATGGTTTGGATTGTGGTTGAATAGTTTCTGGCTTCTCGTCGTTCCAGCGCTGACCGTTCAGGTAGCTCGATGGTAACAACCTGTCGAATCCGAACTGCTTACCATTCCTGCATGCGATGTCTTCTGCCAGCATCGTGGCAAACTCGCTTGCCGTACCCCTGGTAGTTTTACGCCATTCCCTGAACTGTGTTCTGAATGCCGAAGCTGCGTTTTTCTTCCCGGCTTTCCGCATGCCTGCACACCAGAATATTTCCTCGAATGCCTTGTCGGTTTCTTCGTGACGGTCAGATGATTTTTCACACTCCGTCCGAACACTTTCGGACATAGTGTTTTTATTATTTCTTTTTTCTTTTGTAATAGTTTCTTTTGTGTGTCCCTGTTTTGGTGACAGCGCTGTCACCGTTTTGGTGACACTTTTTGTCACCAATGCAGTGACATTATCACCAGAGTAGTGACACCCTTCGATTTGCCATTCCTCGATGTTCTTGTTAGGCCCGATTTGCTGGCCTTCGCGAAGGATTACCTTCATCGCGATAAGCTCATTCTTGGCCTTGTTTACCTTCTGTCTTGGCAGCCTGGTAATTTGAGCTAACTGACTATCAGAGATGCGATCCATCTTTTTACCGTAGCCGTATGTTTTACGGCATATGGCGTGGGCAACCTTGCTCTGATTTTTCGTTAAATCTGCGCCGATAAGCTCTTCATACAGGGCATTTGCAAGACGGGTATAACCATCTTCAACTTCTGCCACACGACGCTCCACAGGCCGTTGTGAAGGCCTTAAATGTGTTACGGTTGCAAGATTACTCATGACCTTTCTCCTTCTGCATCAGCTTCACTTTTTCCAACTCAGCCCGGAATCGACCAGGCTGCTTGAAGCTGGACAGGAAGCGATCACGTAGTATGTGTTTGTGAATTTTGTCCTGGTAAGGACTGAGTTGTTTTGTCATAATGACTCCTGTGGATTGATCCAGTAATTACCTCAGAATTGCATATCAATTTGCTTAAAATCCTCGGTGGCGGCCGGGGATTTTTTCTTTGTGATTTCATCAAGCGCATACTTAAAAGCCCTGCTAATCGGACTGATGTCTGATGCCATTCCGAAAGCACACAAGACCGAAGCAATAAATCTCCAGTCCGTTCTGCTTATCTTCGATTCATGACAGCCAATCATCTTTGCCAAACCGCGCTGGGTAAGCGTTGACAGGTTGATGAGTAAATCTGTTTCTGCGCGATCAACGTCGCGCTGTGATAGTTTGCTGTAACTTGTTTGTTCCATTTCTTACTATTTCCATAGGTAAATAATCACTAATACTCATCTTTCGATGAGTGATTAATTAGTTACCGCGTTGTCGGCGGTGCAGATTGATAAAGAGCTGATCCGCTTATTAAGCGGCTTTGTGTTCCGGCGGGAACACGTCATCAAGACTGACTTTTGCGCCTAACTTGTTTAGGCACGCAACAAGAGCACGGCATGTTTTAAGGTCTGGGAAGCGACGACCAGATTCCCAATGTCCGATAGCTCCCTGTGTGCATCCAACCGCCTTAGCAAGTGTTGTTTGAGAGATATTCAGTGACTCTCGATATTTTCGTAGGTTGCTCATATGCCCTCCATAGTAACCATGAAACAATAATACGATATGTACTTTTGGAATGCAAACAAAAAATACATCTTGTGCATGGATGGTTTTAGTACAGAGCGTAATAATAAGGATATGAAGATGAAATGGTATGAACTGGCTAGATCCAGAATGAAAGAACTCGGCATAACTCAAGAGAAGTTAGCTGAAGAGCTTGGTATGACGCAGGGTGGAATTGGTCACTGGTTGCGCGGATCTCGTCATCCATCTCTTGACGAGATTGGTGTGGTGTTTAAATACCTTGGTATTGATAACGTCTCATTCAACCACGACGGTACATTTTCACCTGTTGGCGAATACTCATCTGCCCCCGTTAAAAAACAATATGAGTACCCTGTTTTTTCTCATGTTCAGGCCGGGATGTTCTCGCCTGAGCTTAGAACCTTTACCAAAGGTGATGCGGAGAGATGGGTCAGCACAACCAAAAAAGCCAGTGATTGTGCGTTTTGGCTTGAAGTTGAAGGTAATTCCATGACCGCACCAACAGGATCCAAGCCAAGCTTTCCTGACGGGATGTTAATTCTCGTTGACCCTGAGCAGGCTGTTGAGCCAGGTGATTTCTGCATAGCCAGACTTGGTGGTGACGAGTTTACCTTCAAGAAACTGATCAGGGATAGCGGTCAGGTGTTCCTACAACCACTAAACCCGCAATATCCAATGATCCCATGCAATGATAGCTGTTCCGTAGTAGGGAAAGTTATCGCCAGCCAGTGGCCTGAAGAGACATTTAGTTAACAGCCTCACCACTCTAAAACACACAACAATAACCCGACCTTAGCGTCGGGTTTTCTTTTTCCAAAATATAAATCAATAAAATACAAAGTGTTATAAAAAACTAACCACATTTAGAACATTTTGTATTGACTCAATAAAGTACACATCGTACTATTTAGCCATCAGCAGGAAGCTGGAAGCCAAACGGAACAGATTGGCAGGCTCTTTAACTTCGATGGGGCGCTGACAAAGCGCAAACAGATACCAAACGAGATGGGTTTGGCGGTGATGTGAATTGCAGCTGCAACGACAGCAACCAGAAGATCAGCACCTGGCGCATCACCACCAAAGCCATTTCACATGAGGAAAATATCATGACGGTAATCGTGTACGGGAAATCAACATTTGCAGGAAATGCCAAAACTCGCCGTCATGAGCGGCGCAGAAAGCTGGCTATCGAGCGTGATGCTATATGCAACATCATCGATTCGATCTTCGGCACAGACAGTGAGGAACCTGTTCAGGAAGCCCCGAGAAAACGTTTAATCCTTTCTGAAAAAGCAATATCACTCGGCAACATTCGTAACCAAAATACCGACGAATGCAGTGGAAGTATTTGCCTGCCAAACGTAGCTCTTTACGCGGCAGGCTACCGGAAATCAAAACAACTGACGGCGAGGTAAGTGATGAATCAGACATACATTCCATCATGCTTGAGAAATCTGCCAAAGCAGAAAGCAAAGCCCAGCAAGCAAGCCATAAAGGACGCTAAGGCAGAGGTTATTGATCAAGCAATACAATTGCTCAGGGAGGAGTTAAGAAGTGGCAAGCTCGAAGGAATGATGATGCCCTATCAGCGCGGATATCTATCGGCGATTAGTAAGTTGGAAGTATTGAAGAGTGAATTATGAACTATCTGGAATTTCCGGATGGTTCATTATTTTGGCAGCAAACCACTTATTTGAGGTGAGATATGGAAGAAGAATTTGAAGAGTTCGAAGAGCATCCGCAGGATGTGATGGAACAATACCAGGACTATCCTTATGACTACGACTATTGATAAAAATCAATGGTGTGGACAATTCAAGCGATGCAATGGATGCAAGCTGCAATCGGAATGCATGGTTAAGCCTGAAGAAATGTTTCCTGTAATGGAGGATGGGAAATATGTCGATAAATGGGCAATACGAACGACGGCAATGATTGCCAGAGAACTTGGTAAACAGAACAACAAGGCTGCCTAATGGTGGCCTTTATTTTTGGCATAAACAACAGAATAAACACTGCACTGTGTATTCATTCCAACGAGTGAATACACGGAGCAATGTCGCTCGTAACTAAACAGGAGCCGACTTGTTCTGATTATTGGAAATCTTCTTTGCCCTCCAGTGTGAGGGCAATTTTTTTGACGGAGGATATATGAGTGAAGTAACAGATTTAGTTGTTATTGAAAAAGCAAATGCAATGACTGTATTTCAGTCTGCCGACCAGATTGAAGAAATCCTTCAAAGGGTTGAACGTGAAGTTATGTCCTTTGTGCCTGATATCACAACGGCAAAGGGCAGAAAGGAGATCGCTTCTCTGGCGTATAAAGTTGCGCAGACGAAAACATATCTCGATGGTCTTGGCAAAGACCTTGTTGCTGAACTGAAGGAAATTCCAAAGCTAATTGATGCCAACCGCAAGACAGTGCGCGATCGCCTTGATGAACTGAAAGCCAAGGCACGCCAGCCTCTTACTGATTATGAAGAGGAACAGGCGCGGATTAAAGCCGAAGAAGAAGCTAAGGCAGCAGCTGAAGCTCTCGCAAAGCAAATTGAGTCTGACCATGAAATAGCGATTTTGATGGATCGCGAATTTGACCGCCAAAGAGAAGAGGCAAGACTCAAAGCGGAGCAGGAAAAGCGAGAGCATGAAGAACGCTTAAAAAGAGAAGCTGAAGAGAAAGCCAGAGCAGAAGCCGAAGCAAAGGCAAAAGCCGAAATTGAAGCAGCAGCAAGGCGAGAAGCAGAAGCTAAGGCCGCAGCGGAACGTGCAGAGCGTGAACGCATTGAAGCCGAGCAACGAGCACAGCGCGAAGCAAAAGAGGCAGCAGAACGAGCTGAAAGAGAAAAGCAGGCGGCAATTGAAGCAGAACGCCGAAAAGCACAGGAGGAGGCGGAACGAATCCGGCGCGAGGCTGAAGCAAAAGAGCAAGCCAGAATAGCAGAAGAAAAAAGAATCAAGGACGAAGAAGAGCGCAGAGCAAAGGATAAAGCTCACCGGAAAGAAGTAAATAACAAAATACTTGCTGACCTTATCAAGGTTGGCGCATCAGAAGATGTTGCTAAAAATATCATAACAGCCATCGCAAAAGGCGAAGTATTCGCAACAAAAATAACCTACTAATAAAACCAACATAAGGAACCACCCATGATTTACGCAATCGCGGGAGGCGCTCGCATGGGTGCCTTCCAACTAAATGAATCTTTACTTGAACGAATCACCCGTAAATTACGTGACGGATGGAAAAGAGCTGAGGTCTTATTATGCGCAATGAAATAGCCATCAATCACCAGATGCTTCGTGCTGCACAGAACAAAGCAGTAATAGCCAGATTTATTGGTGATTCAAAAATGTGGCTTGAAGCAAATAAAGCGATGAAATCAGCTATCAACATTCCGTGGTATCGCAGGAAATGAGTTTTACAGATAGCTGGTCAGACGAAGAATTCATTCGTCAGATGAAAGAATTAATCGGTAACGAAGGAGATATTCATGTCACTTGCAACCACAGTGAAGGAGAGCAAGTTACAGAGACGCATGTACACGCAGAAAGCTCTCTGGTATCGCCATAATGGCGACCGCGAAGGAATGCGGGTATGCCTTAATTTGTCACGAGTCGAAGTATTAAATCAGCGTTATTTCCTTGGGCTATGTCCATTCTGAGGTGAATTATGGATTTGAACAAATTCGATGAGCCATTCAGCCCTGAAGATATCGAATGGCGAATACAGCAAAGCGGTAAAACACGCGATGGCAAGGTGTGGGCTATGGTGCTGGCTTATGTCACGAACAGGGCAATCATGAAACGCCTGGACGATGTTTGCGGCAAAGCAGGATGGCGCAATGAATACCGCGATATTCCCAACAACGGAGGCGTTGAATGCGGCATATCAATCAGGATTGATTCCGAATGGGTAACCAAATGGGATGCTGCTGAAAACACGCAGGTAGAAGCCGTAAAAGGTGGTCGTTCCGGTGCAATGAAGCGCGCTGCCGTTCAGTGGGGAATCGGTCGGTATCTGTATAACCTTGAGGAAGGTTTCGCACAAACATCTCTCGACAAAAAGCAGGGATGGCACAGGGCAAAACTCAAGGATGGAACAGGATTTTACTGGCTCCCTCCATCGCTGCCGGGCTGGGCAATCCCAGCATCAGATAACAAACCATCACCAGAAAATACCAACCAGAAATCTCCATCGGTTGACTGCGAACAAATCCTGAAAGACTTCAGCGATTATGCGTCAACAGAAACTGATAAGAAAAAACTCATCGAGCGTTATCAGCGTGACTGGCAATTAATGGCTGGCAACGAGGAGGCGCAGGCTAAATGCGTTCAGGTAATGAACATCAGAGTTAACGAACTAAAACAGGCGGCATAAATGGCAAGCAGAGGCGTAAATAAGGTGATCATTATTGGTCGCCTTGGGCATGATCCAGAAATCAGATATTCACCATCAGGAACGGCATTTGCAAACCTTACAGTTGCTACGTCAGAGCAATGGCGTGATAAGCAAACTGGAGAGCAAAAGGAGCAGACGGAGTGGCACCGCGTGGTAATGAGCGGGAAACTGGCAGAAATTGCCAGCGAATATCTGCGAAAAGGCTCTGAGGTTTATCTTGAAGGCAAATTGCGGACAAGAAAATGGCAGGATCAAAGCGGACAGGATCGGTTCACTACCGAAGTTATCGTAGGAGTTGGTGGAACCATGCAAATGCTTGGTGGCAAGCAAGGAGGCAATGAACAGTCTTCACCTCAGCGAAATAACGGTAAGCAACAAAAACAGCAATCTCAGCAGCAGGGGAATCACAGCGAACCACCTATGGATTTTGACGACGATATACCCTTTGCACCAGTAACTCTCCCCTTCCCTCGTCACGCTATTCACGCAATTTAATCAGGAGAAAATCATGCCAGCGCCTCTGTATGGTGCGGATGACGCGCGCCGCTGTTCCGGCAATTCCGTATCGGAGGTGCTGGATAAATTCAGGAAAAACTACGACCGGATAATGTCTCTACCGCAGGAAACGAAAGAGGAAAAGGAATTTCGCCATTGTATATGGCTTGCAGAGAAAGAAGAACGCGAGCGAATTTACCAGACATCAATCCGACCATTCCGCAAAGCCACATATACCCACTTCCCTGAATATATCGACCCGCGCCTGCGTAATTACCGCTCACGCTATGGCGCTATCAGTAATGACTGAGGAATTTACCATGAGAGGACTTGCATACAATCCCGGCATTCTTCCGGCAGAAATGATTATTCGCCAACGCGTAAAGCCAATGCCATCGAGAGAGGAATTGCTTAAGAGAAATAGTTTCGGTTCTGTTAATGACAACAAATATCTGAATGCGATGTGGCG